ATATCTTAGCGTTACGATAGGGAAACCGAATTACAAGGAGCGTTTGTTTCTTAAGAAGCGGAGAAGGTACGATTTGATTTTCCCTCTTATCACTTGGTCTGACTACCCGAAGAAAAAGAAGAAATCATGAACCCAGACGACGCCCCTAGCACTTTAACGAGGGAGAGTATTTACCAGACCATAGCTAATTGTTCGAAGGTTCTCGACGGGCAGAATGCTCCCACCGAGCCGAAGTACACTCTCAGACTCATACCTAGTTTGTGTGTTCCGAAGCTTATGCGTAAGTCCTATTGTGATTTACTACGCATGTGGCCCACGCCCAATCAGACTGGGAAGACAGCTCTTCAAGAGTTTCGGATAGTCCAAGAATGCGGAGTCAAGATAATCAAACCAGAGGCCTTCGAGGCTCTCTTACCAAACGAGGAGACACATGAGCAAAGACAAACCAGTGGAACCGATCCAGTTCAAGCCCCCACCGAATGTGCCAGATCTCTCTGCGCCGATTTCGGAGGACGATGAACGCAGTAAGATGGATGAAGTGTTCCGGCGACGAGGTTTCTTCGCCATATCGGATACTACATTGCACGAGCAGCTGGGGCTGATATTCCAGATATTCCAAGCTGTGATCCCTATCAGGTGCGAGTTTCTCTACCACTCTGCAACTTTTGAGTACGTAGGCATTTCTCCTATGTTTGAGGTCGTTGAGGAAGGTTCACCTATCCCTTGGTACGATTTCGTGGTGAAGAAGGAAGACGATCAGGAAGAGGGTACGCTCTCGATCATGGCGATTCGAAAGGATAAGAAGGACTTGATCGATCAGGTCGACGCCGCTTTAGAGAATGGTATTGAGTTGACTAAGGAGCCCACGCCTTCGTCGGAATGGGATAAAGAGGGATCTGATGGAAAATCTGAAACAGAAACTGCTTGACGCCATTGACGGAGAGGATCAGATAAGTCAGGAGCTACGAGATGGTATCGAAGCTATCCCGGTAAAGGATATCTGCTTCGAGTGCCACAGTTTCAACTTTCGAGCTGCAGGCTCTTATCGATGCGCGGTATCTGGTTCTTGTATCGGGGTTGAACTCCCCGCAGAAATGAAAAGCTACTTGCTTTGGAAGCTCGGAGTTTTAACACAAGAAGAATATTTGAAAGGTAGGTAGTTATGGCAGCGAGACGAAATGGTAAGCCCTTCACAGAGGCGCAACGGAGAGCAAGACATGCTAAAATGTTCCCCGGGACTAAGTTACCTCCTAGAGGTACCGGGCGGAAGCGGAAGGTGAAAAAGGTATGAGCGCAGTAGATAAGATATCAGGTCAGACAGCAAGGGCAATGGGGTCAGCTAAGACTTATGATCCCGACGGTGAGGTCACTAGGACCATTACGTACAAACCCAGCCTCATCTGCAAACTCTTATCCGGTAGATTTTTCCTCTGCGTCTGTGCCGGGGTTTCTCTTGTCGGGTTGACTTATGCTTTCATCCTCAGAGGCTCTGCTGCTTCTATCAGTGGAGAAGCGTTGGCGTCTATTATCACGATGGTGTTCATGAGTTACTTTGGCAAGAAGAGGGATTAAGTAGTGCTATCAATTATTTATAACCCAGCTGGGGAAGTGGTCGAAGGTTCCGGGAAAAAGGCGAGAGCGATAGCTAGGCTCGCTGTTCTCGGCACCGGGTACTACATCAAGACCATCCCCACTATTCAGGAACCTAGTGCGGCTTCAACGGGAGGCAAGCGAGATCTCACTGAGGCTATTGTAGACAGGGCCATTGCTGCTAAGTGCGCCGACCGGATTTCTCTCACGAAGTTTGCGAAAGAACAGAACGTGAGCTATCAGGATCTATGCGCGGCAGTTAATTCGAAGTGGGGCGCTAATACCCCATGGCCCTGAGGAGACGATATGAGTGATAAGAATGATGACGTCCCCGCGCCTGTCCAACGTGCGATTGATGTCATGGCTAAGCAGCTTGAAGAGTTTTTCTCTGCTTTCCATCTGGTGGGGTATTGTGATGAGACAGGCAACAGGGTTCGCATCTCGTTCACTCCCACTGCCAAAGATGCCGATGCTGTCCAGCAACACTTGGAAGATTCTCTCATTCAGGATTTCAAGGTGTCTGAGTTTGTGAAGATCGAGCCCGAAGGGGATAGTTATGGCTAAACCCGCATTCTTTGCTGAGGAAGACTTGACACGAAATATGTCGCTCTTCCCACTTTGCAGGCCTTCCATTCCTCTAATGCCTTTTTCCGGGGTATCATGGGACCTGTGGGTAGTGGCAAGACTGTTGGCAACGTCTTGGAGTTATACACGCGAGGATTGGAGCAGAATGTCTTTAACGGCGTCAGGCGCTCTAGGTTCGCACTTATCAGGAACACGTACCCTGAGTTGATCTCCACCACGCTTAAGACCTTCCAAGAGTGGGTGCCGGACGGCCTTTGCCACGTCACGCGCGGGATCAATATTGGAGGCTTTCTCCGGGCTGATTTGCCTGATGGGACCAAAGTGGAGATGGAATTCATGTTCTTGGCCCTCGATATCGAGGACGACGCCAAGAAGTTGAAGTCACTCGAATTGACGGGCGCCTTTATCAATGAAGCCTCTGAGATCAGGAAATCTGTGCTGGATCTGCTCACAACTCGGGTCGACAGGTTCCCGGGACCTAACAAGGGCGGGTGTAAATGGTCTGGTATCATTGCCGATACGAACCCTCCTGATGACTCCCACTGGTGGTATCAGATGGCTGAGGTCGAGAAACCCGAGGGGTACGAGTTCTGGAAACAGCCTCCCGCTATGATCAAATTGCCCACCAAGAAAGACGAACCCCCGGAATATGTGCCGAATGACGGGTCTCGGGGTGTCCCGGCAGCGGAGAACATCGAGAACCACAACTCTGGGTTCAACTATTACACCCGCCAGATTCCCGGAAAAGATCTCGAATGGATCAAAGTCTTCGTTCTGGGGGAGTATGGCTCTATTTTCACTGGAAAAGTGGTATATCCGGACTTTTCTGACAATATGCACGTCGCTAAGGAAGAATTGAAGCCTCATAGAGGGCTCCCTTTGGTCTTGGGCTGGGATTTTGGATTAACGCCGAGCTGTGTTATGGCTCAGTTGACCCCGCGCGGCCAGCTCCGGGTTCTGGATGAGTTGGTAGCCGAAGACATGGGAATCGAGAGATTTGCCCGGGATATCGTCACCCCGTTCATCAAACGCAAGTATCCGGGCATGGGTATCCAGAGCGTCGGAGATCCGTCGGGCTCTGGCCGGAATGATGGAAATGAGGACACTTGTATGCAAATCCTTGCTAGGCAAGGGTTTATGACAGAAGATGCTCCGACCAACCTTCCCGAGCCCCGAATTGCCGGTGTGACGTGGTTTCTCACCAAGCTCACTGACGGGGAGCCCGGATTCCTCATATCCCCGAATTGTGATGTTTTAAGGAAAGGGTTCCTCGGGGGCTACCACTATCGGAAGATGAACATCAAGGGCGTGAAGGATCGGTACGCGGAGACCGCTGACAAGAATGAATTTTCTCACCCCCATGATGCCCTCCAATATATTTGCGGGTACTTGAGATCTGCTGGAGGTAATTCCTCTCTTACCAACCCTGATTATTCGATGGCGCCTGTCGCCAGAAAAGTGAAGCACAAGGATCTATCTCCTTGGACGTAAGATACTTCTAACTTTTTTCTTGATCCCCTTCGAATTAGCGCTTTAACATTCCTGCATGTTGAGGGCGCTCAGTTCAATCTAATAGGAGGACAAGTATGAAGCGCATTGTGTTGGTGGTTGGTTTGGTAATAGCGGTCGGAGTAGCCTCGACCCAAGCGGCGTGGAGAGAGAAAGTAAGTTTCAACAAGGTGACGATTGAGAATCAGTTGACCGTTGAGGACGGGGCTACTGTTTCGCTCCCTGCTGGGTCGACGCTCGCCACTCCTGTTCTAACGACTCCGACTCTGACTACTCCAATAATGACTACTGGAAGTCGGATGACTGAAGGGGTTATTGGAACTCCTATTACGTTTGGGGCTACGTCGTACTACACGTTCTTCGATGACTTCATTACTGCTGGGTACGAGCAGAATGTGAGTGCTTTTGGCACTAACGGTCAAGCCATGTCAGGTCAGAAATATTCCGAAGTGGCTGATGAAGGCGATTGGCTAGTGACTGTGGTAGACACGGATGGTGATGAGGCAGAAGAGGTATACGCTCAAGACGCTGCGGCTGGTGGTATCGTAGGCATTAGACTTAATGCTGACGAAAGCGATAAGATGAACTTGCAGCTTAACGGCGAATCGTTTCAGCTTTCTTCAGGTAAAGAGTTGTGGTTCGAGTGTAGGTTTGCTGTTGAAGATGCGAGTACGAACTCCGTCTTTATCGGCCTCGCTACTTCGGATACTGATGTGGTCGGCTCGTTGCCGAATGACCATATTGGGTTTATAGCTCTCGCTAATACTGCCCTCAGTATCTCCGTAGAGATGAACAACTCGAACGACACCTACGCAACGACCACGACTCTTCACGATCAGTCTGGTTTCACGAACATGACTACGGTTGGGTTCTATTGGAACGGTGTTTCGACTGTCAATACGTGGGTTCTTGGGAATGGTTCTGGTTCTATTGCTGCAAGCACTTCAGTAGTACACACAGCAGGGACTGTAGAGATTCCTACGGATGAACAGATGAGTCCAGTGTTCTCGTTCAACAACACTGGCGGCAATGATGTTGCCGACAAGTTGTACGTCGACTACAATGGGTCAGCCCTTTCAACCTGTGTCACCAGTGATGACTGGTGGCTTGCTTAAAGTTGCGACTGCCTCTGCTGTTATCGATGCCGACAAAGCCAATGACGCAGAGCGCACTCGTGACCAGAAGGCTCCAGAGATAACCGGACTGCTCGGTTATCTTTTGGGTATCTGGAATAGGAACCTCGACCACAAGAAAAAGTCGGGCGTTCAAGATCAGATGCTCGAGAATTTACGCGCACGAGATTCGCAATACTCGACGACCAAGCTCGAGAGTATTACCAGTCAGGGATTACCTGACATCTTCATGGGTCTCACTAATGTCAAGTGCGCTCACGCAGAGGCGTGGATGCTTGACATCTTTTCTTCGTCCGAAAGACCGTGGGGTTTAGAGCCCACTCCAGAGCCTGAAGCTTCCGACATTGCTGACGAACGTATCGTCGCCATGGTTCGAAGTATTCTTGTTGACCGTTTGCAGCAAGGTGAATCTTTTACGCCGGAGAAGGTTGAGAAGATTGTTGCTGACCTCGAACCTATCGCAGAGGAAGTGGCTGACATAGAACTCAAGGAACGTGCCAAGGGCATGGAGGATAAGATCTATGATCAGTTTGCTGAGGGCAGTTGGGACTGCGCCTTCGATGATATGATTTCTGACGTGGTGACTCTTAAAGCTGGGATCATCAAGGGTCCTATCATCCGTAGGTACAAACAGAAGAAGTGGGAACGCGGGGCCGGGGGAAACTGGAAGCGCGTTTCTAAAGATAGGTTGCGCCCCGAGTATGAGCGTGTCTCCCCCTTTGATATTTTCCCATCCCCTGAGGCCGTTG